GTGTCAGCGTCACCTTGTATTGGTCGTTGTCAATCGTAATTAGAAGATCAGGGTTATCCCAACCAAAGCTGATGGCGTTGGGCGAAGAGTCTCCCGTGACAAGCTGGACGGTGCGACCTGAAGCCGTTCCCGACCTAATAATCTGAGCATTCACGGTCATGTTCGCATTCACCTCGCTAGTGCCATTCAAGGTGGTGACGCCAGCAATGGTGGTAGTTCCATTAACCGAAAGATTTCCGCTAGTGCTAATCGCACCTCCGGTAGTCAGGGTGCCATTAACCGTCAGGTTGCTTGAGCCGTCCCAAGTAGGAGCACCAGTCGATAGCTTGGTAGGAGTAACTCCACCATTAACGATTTGGAGCTGACCTCCACTTACCTCTAGTCCTCCACCAGAGGCGCACGTTCCGCTTCCTCCAGAGACAAAGGTAGCTAAATCAACTAAGTTTCCAAGTTTGGTAGAAGTTACCTGCTCGGTAGATGTGAAGGTGTAACCCTTAGATAGAATAGCCATGACTCATTCTACCATTAGAAGTTGTGGCAAAGTACCTGAATCTGGCCGTACTCAAATGTAGGGTTGCCTCCAATTGATCCAACCAACTTAAACCTGAAATCTACAGAGCCCAAAGCAGCCATTCCCGTAAGCTCCAAAGCTCCAGAAACAGACACAAATGTCTGTGGATTATGGGCCGATGCGTCAATGGCCGTCACCTGAAGCCAAGTCGTTCCTCCGTCTGTGCTGTACTCAATGGCATATGCCGCAAACTCACCGCTGGCTATGCCTGAAAACTCTCCCACGGCAAACACGCTTATCTTCGGATCAGACCTTCCATAGCGATTGCCGTATGATCCGTGGCCCCATCCATACAATTTTGCATCGGCAATAGTTAGGGTGGAAGGACTGCTTGAATCAAATCCGCTAGGCTTGGTTGTTCCATCGTCACCAACAGTCAACGTAGTGGAACCGAACGTGTTCGAGGTGAAGGAAGCAGCGTTGTAACACGCACCAGCCACCGCAATCTTGGGAGACTCAAGGCTGATAGTGGCTACGATGGTTCCTGCCGTAATCTTCCCAGCCTCAATCGTGTCAATCTTGGCGTTGGTGATTGTCGAGTTGGCAATCTTACCGCCAGTAATTGTCAGATTGGCTATCTCATTGGCTGTGATCGTCGCGTTTGCGATCTGGGAAGCCGTGATGGTCGCCGACAGAATGTTGCTAGCCGTGATGGTTCCAGATGCTATGTTTGAACCAGTAATAGTGGCCGAACCAATCTTGTCCCCAGTAATTGTAGAGGACGCAATGTTTGTCCCCGTAATTGTTGCACTCGCTATCTGCGTTCCGGTGATGGTCGCATTAGTTAGGTTGGAACCAGTTATCGTTCCATTCGCTATGTTGCTACCAGTAATGGTGGCATTGGCAATCTGAGTGGACGTAATCGTAGCATTTGCTATTTGCGTAGATGTAATCGTCGCGTTGGCCAGTTTGCTTCCTGTTAAGGTTGCGTCCTGAACTTTAGACCCAGTAACCGCATCATTAGCTATCTTCGTATTCGTAATCGCATCCGAAGCTATCTTTGCACCGTTGATAGTCAGGTTGTCAATCTGACTAGCAGTAATAGTTAGGTTGGCTATCTGGGCGGCTGTTATGGTTCCATTAACCAAATTTGCCGCGCTGATTGTCTGGGCGGCTATGTTGCTTCCGCTAATAGTAGAAGCATTAATATTTGAACCACTAATTGTTGAAGCAGCAATATTTGATCCAGTTATGCTTGCCGTTGCAATATTGCTACCACTAATGGTGGCGCTACCTATGTTTGCGCCTGTGATTGTAGCCGTAGCGATGTTTGCCCCAGAAATTGTTGCATTATCTATTTTTGCCCCAGTAATTGTAGCGTTAGCAATGTTGGCAGCAGTAATTGTTGCATTGTCTATCTTGCTACCCGTTATTGTGGCGTTGGCAATGTTAGCCCCAGTAATCGTAGCGTTGGCAATCTGGTCTCCTGTAATTGAGCCCGGTGCCGCGATGTTCACCACCTGAGTGACGGTGAGAATTACGGATGGGGATACTGGAGTAATTGGTGTGGTTCCAGCCGGGATTGTCTCAAGAGAGACTGCCGTGCTGACGGTAGACCACATCAACTGGTAGTAATCATTGGCAGCAGCGGTGAAGACAAAGTTCCAAGCCGGAAGAAGATGTCCATCAACAGACCCGTGCTTATTCGGTATGCTTACAATACTGTTGCTTGACGCAACATCACTACCATTCTTCCTAAGCCAGATTTGAATTTCGTGAATCTGGGAATCTGTGTTTACTACTTGAATGCTAAATTGAAGGTTGTATGTACCTCCATTGGCAATCGTTATCCTGTTTCCGCTTACAATGCTCACCCCAATCGACTCAACCGTGTTTCCAATATTTATTGGATAGGCGGTGTTAATCGCGGCTGCAAATTGATCTGTTACATCGTAAAATGATCCGTAGTATCCCGGACTACCCGCGCTACCACTAGTTGCGGAAATGTTGATGCCACTATCATTTCTGAATACCGTGACGTTTGAACCGGCTACGATATTCACCGTAGCGTCATCAACCATCCTGTTCAGACGAACAGCAGTTGCCTTATTGGTCGCCCAGTCTGAATTGGCGTCCGTGAAGGTGTAGCCTCTTGTGATGTCTGGCATTATTCAGCTGATAGTATGGCATTCATGGACAGCATACCCGTCGTCCTGATGGCCCTAACCTTTGGCCTTCCGAACGAAGGGGTGACGCTCATTTGAGCGCCATATCCACGCACATTTCCAATTCTAGCCTTAAGAGAAACGTCTTCACCTGAAGAAAGGTAGTTACCAGTTATGGTAAAAACGTCGGAAAGACTGGTTGTTGAGTCTGGATTCTCAACCTCAAGAGAAAGAGAGGCGTTTGACTGAATTGAAGGTGCGCTCTCTAGGTGAAGCTCGTATGAGTTGAATTTCTTCCTGTCCATTGTGCCAAATGTGTATTGGCGTGTGGTTACTAGTGAGCCCACCGCAACTTCCTGCACGCTGCTTCCAGCCGACAGCCCCAAGAAATCGTTGTAGTTCCTAGGGCTCGACGAATCCGTCGTGTCAATAAGATGAATGCCTCCTTCTTTGCTGATGGCGTGCAGTTTGTTTGGGCCACCAGCCCCCGATCTAACAAATCCAACGATGTTCCATCTGGCATCATTAATGACATCTAAAGACTCCCAGCCTTGGTTTAGGAAGTTGTAAACCAAGATGGCGTTGTTCACCGTGGAGTTATCCAATGGAACAGCTATGTAGTAGCGATTGTCGTGGTAAGAAGCCACGGCATTAGCTGCATAAGACTTATTAATCCTAGCAATAAGAGGATTTATAGATTCGGACAACGGAACAGCGGCTCCACGCAGGTTGTACAGGTCTTCAAACGCCACCCCGTACACCCCGTTGTCGGACAGGAAGAAGATTTGATTGCCCACCTGAGCAATGGACTTGCGGGCAACGCAACCCACCTCACGGGTGATTTCCTGAACTGAGGAGTTGGCTAGGTCTGCACCAACACCTCGGATGAGGTGAATGGAATTGCGGGCAAACGCCACAAGATTGTCTTCCGAAAAGGGTTGGAGGCCAACAATGAAGTCGGCTCCTCCAGAAGCAATCTTGAACTGGTTTTGAATCTGGTCGTATGTGTCCTGATCCAGAATATCTGAGGCTATAAGCTCATCCCTGACATTTCTGGATGTAATGGTCGCAGACCCAGATGATCCTGTGATTGTGTAATTGAAAGGCATCCACAATCTGCGCTGGTGGTAGATGGCCCACGGGGGAGCGGGCATATGCGTGAAGCCAAGTCCAACGGACTGCCTCTTTCCTACTGCTACGGTTGCTCCTGAAATATCAGCAGCATCTGCTTTGAATAGGAACGTCCCTGCCGTTGTTGAGTAAACTCGATATTGAGTGAGTGGATTTAAGTCGGTGTTGCCCTTGTCGCTCACCATTACTAAGTCGCCAATGGAAACATCATGTGAGCTCTCCGTGACGGTGACAACACCGTTGCTAATTGATGTGTTGCCAGCCGAGTCGTAAACTAATGGCTGGGTATAGGCTCCATTAGCAACTAGGGTGAATGCCGCGCTGCTTGGAAAACCTGTTCCATCCCATTGGAAAGCCACCTGTCCATTCCTGAAGAGAAACAGGTAGTTGAATGCCTGAATAAGCTCGCAGGTTGAATCAACCGTTTGACCTGCCGGGTAGGTTATGTCTCGCGTCACCGAGGTATCGCTGGTTTTTACAGCAATAGCCTTAGTGTTGGTGGCAATGACAATGTATTCCGTGTTTGAGGTTGTCGGATCGGAATAAAGGCAAGTTCCATAAATGGCATTAACCGATCCATCCGCAAGATTGAATGGAAGGTTTATTGGAAGGACCGGGGCTCCCGTATTCGTAGCAATAGCCGAATACACGTTGTAATAGCCCAGACGGGGTTGCCAAGCCCCATCAACATCCATGCGGCCATTCTGGCTTACGGCCACCTCACCCGGCTTTAATTGGTCAGGACGGAGCCTTTGGTTGATGCGGACAAAAGCCGTATCCCCGTCATCCACCAACTGGCTGTCCAGCCTTCCGAAAGAGGCGTATCTTGGCATACGCCAATCCTACCATTATCGCTTCTTGCGCTTCTCTACGCCCTTGATTTTGCCCGCATTGGCAGAGGCGTAAAACACCCGCTGTCCACGCTCCTTGCCATATTCATCCTGCATGGCGGACATAATCTTCTTCCCCTTTTTGGTGAGGGGCATCTTAGGAGCACTTCTTACGGCTGGTGCCGTGGTTCTTGGTTTTCATGGAGCCATACTCCATCATGCGCTCCTTCTTGCTCTCCATGCGCT